CGCGTCGAGGATGCTATCAGCAATAGCAAGGCGTTGCTTTCGATTTTCGCGGACGCCAATCCGAAGCTCGCGGCAGATTTTCACGCGCGGGGATTTTGGAATAGCAGCCGCGTGGTGCTGCAACTCAACGCTCAGGCCGAGCGAATGTTTGCTAGGGCCGATATGGCAGCGAAGCGTGGAAGAACAGCATGATAAACCCGATGGATGATGGGCGGGGAATATCGGCGCCAACTACGCCGGAATTTGAGCGCGAAATTCCCGATGCGGAGATAGTCGATTTTTTCCATGCCACCGTCGCCAAGTACGGCGACAAAATAGGCAAGAAAATTTTGCGCGTGGCGACAACGGCAGCTGAGGGGGATAAGTGCGACAGCCTTAGAGGTATCAAAGGCTATAACCGCCATGAATTTTTCCGCCAGATTGAGGTTGCGGTAAATGCGCTCGGCGCCGTTCCGGTGAAGGGTGAATAACGTGGCGTCCGCTCAAGCCATACCAGCGGGGAAGGCCCGGCGCTTTCTGCCGCTGCGCCACTATAGCGTTGCAGCGGCTCCACAGCACAAGGCTAACCCGGCAATCGATCTGCCTTTGCCCGCGATTAACGGTGCCGCATTTGCGGATACGCTTGTCGCTGACATGGTTGCGGAGTTCATTCAGCGCATCGGCCTGACTAATCTCCTGCCCATCGCAAAACGCAATATCGCAAGGCGCGTGCTTGGTAAGTTAGGCACTCGTTATGCGTGATCGATTGCCAAGCAAGCAAGTGGTAGAAGCCGCCGGCACTGGCCCGCTTATGACGGCGCTCAGTCCACGGCGCCGGGCGTTTGTTGAAGCGCTGTTCCAAATTAAGCCCGGACACGGCGCACCCGTCGAAGCCGCGCGGCTCGCTGGTTACGCCGCTGGCACGCCAGAGATTGCGAGTGCTTCCGCGTGGCGATTGATGGCTGATCCAGCGATTAAGGCCGCGACAGTCGAGCTATCGACACAGCTTTTCGCCATGCGTGGCCCGGAAGCCGTCGCTGCCTTCTCTGCGATCTTAAAAGACCCCGAGCATAAGGCGCACGGCAAGGTCGTGCTGGCCTACTTTGATCGCGTGGCTCCGGTTGAGACTAAGCAAAATATCCACGTCACGCATGAGACCATCGATCATACGAGCGCCATCATCGCCGATATCCAGGCGTGGCGAGACATGGGCGCGAGCGAACAGAAGCTAATCGAGACCTATGGCGCCGCCGGCCTCGCTCGCTATGACGCGCTCGCGCGCAGTCGCGCCGCCGAAGCCGCAAAGGTTATCGACGCGGAGTTCGAGACCGTCGAGCCGGCCGAGCCTGAGCCTGCCGGGGAAATTCAGTGGTAAAGCCCATGACTGATCCTATTGCGGACGTGGCGCCTGATCCTGCGGCCCTCTTAAAGCTGCGCCCGAGCGATGCTAAGTCGCGCGCCCTGTGGAATAGAAAATATCGCAAGATCGATTTTGTTTCGCCCTATCCTAATCAGCGGGATTTTTGGGCGCTCGGCAAAACCAAACGCGAGCGCGCGGCAATCTGGGCCTCACAAATTGGCAAAACATTCTGCGCCGCTTGCGAGATGAGTTATCACCTAACCGGCGACTATCCGGCCGATTGGCCCGGCCGTCGTTTCGATCATGCCATCACGGCTTGGGCGGCCGGCGAGACTACAACGGCGACACGCGACATCATTCAATCGATGCTGTGTGGTAAGGCCGGCGTTGCCGAAGATTTTGGAAGCGGGATGATCCCGCTCGAAAGTTTCATCGGGCGTCCGACGCTGACGCACGGCGCGAGCGGTAGCTTCGATATGATACAGGTCCGCCATAAATCCGGCGGTGTCAGCACGCTTCGCTTCTTGTCTTTTCAGCAGGGGCGCGAAAGTTTCCAGGGCGGCTCTATCGACGTGGGATGGCTCGATGAGGAGCCGCCGATGGACGTTTATGGTGAGATGCTGACACGCATCACCGCAACGCGCGGCATGGTCTATGCGACGTTCACGCCGTTAAAATCTTATACGGAGGTCGTCGGCCGTTTCATAAATGAGCCGTCGCCTGATCGCATTTACACCGCTGCGACAATCGAGAACGCTTTGCACATTCCCGAAAGCGAACGCGCGGCGACCGTCGCCGGATATCCCGAGCATGAGCGCGAAGCTCGTGCCAAGGGGCTTCCGACGCTTGGCAGCGGCGCCGTGTTTCGTTTCACTGAGGCCGAAGTTGCGGTGGATATTCGCAACAGCGATTTTCCGCCGTATATGCCGCGCCTTTGGGGTATCGACTTTGGCATAGGCCATCCGTTCGCGGCCGTGCTGGCATCATGGGATTGTGATGCGGACGTTTTATATATTGTTGACGCCTTCAAGATTAAAGACGCGACGGCGGCTCAACAAGTTCAGCGCATGAACGCGATTGCGCCCGGCGTTAGTGTCGCTTGGCCGCATGACGGAACGGCGCGCGAAAAGTCGAGCGGCGAGCCAATCGCGGCAACATATAAGAGCCTTGGCTTAAACATGATGGCCGAACACGCACAATTCAGCGCGAAGGATGGTGGCGGCTATTCGACCGAGGGCGCGATCTTCAAGCTGCAAGATCGGATAACGGCCGGCCGCTTTAAGGTAGCGCGGCACTTGGTAGAGCTATTTACCGAGATGCGAACCTATCACCGCGACGAAGGTATGCTCGTCAAGATCATGGATGATCTTCTGTCCGCGTTGTTCAAGATCATTATGGCGCTGCATACCGCACGCGCTCAGGCGGGCGGCTATACCGGGCGCGGCCAGGACATGAGCGGCGGCTCAAGCCGCAATACTTTCTATAAAGGTTCGACGATGCACGACACCGGCCAATTGCCGTGGGGTGCCTGAGATGAAAACTAAATTGCAGATTGCGCTCGATCTTGCCGAGGCCGGCTTTCCAGTTTTCGCGGTGTTACCGAACGCGAAGGCGCCAGCCACGCCAAATGGATTTTTAGATGCGACCCTAGAGCGTGAGACTATCGAAAGGTGGTGGAAGGCCGATGAGAATTTTAATATCGGCCTTTCAACAGGACCGGCAAAGCTGACTGTGGTGGACGTTGACCCAGGCGGCGAGGAAGCATGGGCTGACCTTTGCACCGCTCACAAAATCCCTGTGACTTGCACGGTCAAAACAAAGCGCGGCCATCACTATTATTTTTATGGTGTAACCCCAGGCTCAACAGTCGGGAAGCTGGCGCCGCATATCGATACCCGCTCTGAAAAGGGTTACGTGCTGGCCGCTGGCAGCACCATCGATGGCGTGGACTATGACTACACGAATGAGGAAAGCCCGTCGGAATTGCCCGAGGCGATAAAGGCATTGTTGGCGAAGCCGACCGCCGCGATTGAGACAGCGCAGCCGGGCGTCGAGCTAGACAGTGAAACGAGTATTGCGGGCGCGGTGGCCTACCTTCAAGTTGTGGCGGCGAGTGGTGACGTGCCGATCGCAGGCCAGGGTGGCGACAATCGGAGTTACGCAATACTCGCTGAACTACGCGACCGGGGATTGTCTCAAGCCAAGGCGCTCGACATATTTTCTAATTTCAATCTTGCCTACTGCCAACCCCCTTGGGACGCGGCCGACCTAGAGAGACTGGCGACCAATGTTTTCAACTATGCCCAAAACGCCGCCGGCTCGAAGGCCAATCCGCCCGGCGCCGAGGTGTTTGGCGAGGTGATCGAACGCGAGCCAAGGTCCACTGAGCCGCGCGCCGATGCGGGCTTCGTGAGCTTCGGCACTTTGATTAAGCGCACGCCGAAGCTCTTTAGTGAATTAATCCGGGGTTTGGTCGAACAGGGGACAACGACATTTATCTCCGCGCCGGGCGGCACTAATAAGTCGCGCATATTGCTACAGTGGGGCTTGACGCTTGCGGCGAGCGCCTTTGTCTGGGGGCGCGTCTCGACGCCATGCAAGTTTATTTATCTATCCGGCGAGGATGATATTGACGAGGTGACCCGCCGCGTTCATTCGATGGTGCGGACCCTTAAGCTCCCGCCCGAGACTGTGGCGGCGAACGCTAGCTATTGTGATTGTACGTCTGATCCAAAGCCGCTGCTGCGAGTGTCCGAGAATGGCACCATAGAAAAGCTGCCGTATTGGCGTGAATTGTGCGCGCACCTAACCACAATTCCAGGCCATAAATTAATTGGCCTCGACAGCACGTATAATTTTCTG